ACTTACCATTATTCCTCCTTGTTAAGCGAGTTCGTTTATACCCCCCTTTGGGCAGGTACATATAAATTATAGCATAATAAAACAGGGATGTCAATTACCCATCCCTGTTCTAAAACAAATACTGTTAAAGCATTTGTGATGGCTTACCGCCACCGCCAGACTTCTTCTTTGCAGGAGCCTTCTTCTTTGCAGGAGCCTTAACCTTTACATTTGCAAGCACTGCTTCGATAGAAGATAGTGCAGGCATTCTTCCAAATGCCTTGTCGTTTGGATTAAGTGCTCTCAATGCTACTGGTGCAATTGCTGCCAATAGCGAGTATGCTAATGTCTTAGGATCTGTAACCCCAGACATATATAGAGCAAGCGCAGCACCTAGAACTGATCGTCCGTATGATGCAAGCATCGCTTTGTTTTGTTCACTAAGTTTCATTTTTCCTCCTAGGATATGAATCTTGTTATGGCATCGTAACCTAGCCATAATCCAATTATACCAGCAACGCCAGCGAACACTGGTGGGGCTGGAACTGGTAGTTTAAAGGCAGCAAATATAACCCCACAACCAAACCCAGTAATAACTGATAAAAATATCTCTCTCATTATTCTTTCTCCTTTATCTTGTCTATTGGAGTAGGGAGTGTTACTAGTGTCCCACAATCTTTACATTCCCCATCCAAAAAATATAAACCTATTTCATAATCTGATGGATCAAATTGAATTACAGCATTAAAATATACACATCCACATTGTGGACAAGAACATGTTGGTATTCCTCTAGCGTCCATGATCATTGTTTTCTGGTAAAAATTTTATTAATTTCTTGTAATGTTCTACAAACTTTTTGGACATATCAAAATGAACATCGTTATACTTTGAAAGTATACCAAATTTATCAAAGTGTTCTACATGTGATTCTAAATCTTCTTTAAAGTTTTTTAATTCTTGTTGAAATTCTTCTATAAATATATAAGAGGATTCCCTAGTTTCTGATAAAAATTTTATTAAATGATCTTTTTCTATATCTTCAGGAGATGACAGCCTTTTCTTTATCGCATCATTGTCTAAACTTAGTTGTGCTAATAAAAATAATAACTCTGTATTTTTATTCTTTAATCTTATGTTTTCTAAAACAGATCCAGTAATTGCTATAACAACTATTATGAATACTAATATATCAAGCATTGGATGCCTCGTGTGTTGGCCAATAGTACTTGCATGGCTCTTTCCTGTCTGGACAGCAGGGGATATTGTTAATGCTTGTAGTTGCATATTGAAACTGTGCATAATATAACGGATCCTTCTTAAACAGATTTGCACGATGTGTAGTTACAACCCTGATAAGTCTGTGCTCATCGTTCCAAAACGATGGTGGTTGATTGCCCCAATCATCCCAGCAAATAGTTTGCAGGCGATTGAGGTTTATCTCATTGTTTTCAGTTTTGATACCACGAGACTTTGCTTCTGTAATCATTGCCTGAATATAGTCCCAAAGACCACGTTCAAATCCACGCCACATAAGTACTGCTGGATGATTGCGCCACCCACCAGTAGGTGACTTGCCAGACAACACATTAAGAATTTGATAACCTTCTAGGATCTGCTTGTTAAGACGTTTGCTATCTAGTATACGGGCAGAGATATTAAAATCAGTTTGAGGTAGAAATGTTTGCATATTTTAAGTATACTCCTGAACGCTAAATAAGTCAAGAATTGATTAAATCTTTTTGATATAAATTATAAAATAAATCTGCAAAATGTTGTTGAACATGAATGCCTGGATGAGCATAGTCAGTTACCTTTTTATAATTTATAATAGAATAATCTGATCCTCGAAACCAACAAGCGTCATTCTTAAACTCAGACTCATGATCTGAATTACAATTATTAGATACAAGACTGCCAATAGGTAAATTTTTTTGTGTTTGAAATATAGAAGTAAAATTTTTTAATTTAAAATTTTTAATTTTAATTAATTCTGTCATAACTAAATCAGTGTGTATGTCCCATGTCGACCAATATAGTTTTATGTTATTTGTTAAACAAAATGATTCTAAAATATATATAAAGTTTACAGCATCTAAAATTAATTGGTGTGGAGAAACTGAATCTTCTATATTTGTTTTATCTTTTACTTCCATAAACAAAGAATCTTCATATAAAAGGGTAACTGGATTACAAAAGGTTAAATGTAACTGATGCTTGTTTGGATCATCACGTACTATTTTACTTGATTTATAAAATTCGTGATCTGCAACAACCATGCTTCTAAAAAAATCTGGAAATAAACAAAAAATTTCTTTTGGCATTTTGTTATTCCTACAATACTGAATGATATTAGTACAAATACTTTCTACGGATCCTCCAGGATTTCCTAAATTTGTAATATTCTTATTAAGTTTTTTGCCTAAAATGTTTGTCCATCTTCCTAATTCTGGAACTCCAATGCCAAAAGTTATAGAGCATCCAGATGCTATTGCAGTTGCATTTTCGTCAATTTCTCCACGAAGACCAAGATGATTAATTTTATAAGTATTATGTTCATCAATAGTTGCAATATGAGAATCAGTTTGATTCCATTCTGTATCAACAGAATTTTTAGCATTTGCAGGATAGAACCCTAAATGATTGTTGTCTGAAAAGTATTTTTCTAAATACCATTTATTTTCGCTATTTTCTCTATAAGCATCTAAAATATCTTTTGTTAAAAATGACATATTATTTTGTCTTTCTTATAGAATCAGGAATTGTATTTTCTGTAGATTCATATTCGTTTATGTTGCCACGATAAGGAGAACCTTCAAAATTAAACCATAATGTGGAAGAGTATCGCTCCCCAGTATTTTTAAGCACCTCATGCAAATAATGCTGATTGCTAGGAAATGTAACAAAACTATTTGCTTTTGGCTTAATTTTTAAATCATGCCATGGGAAGTTTATTTCACCGCCAATATAATCGTCATTAATGTAGTAAATTATAGCAAAATCTCCTGTTGTGTCTACGTGCTTATTCATAGCATAATCTGTTTCAAATTTAATTAAATGAAGTTCGTGTTTATCAAAAACACGAAACTTTACATTAAAGTGTTCTTCGCACTTCCTGAAGCCAAGCCTAAAAACTTTATCTAATATGTCAATAATTTCTAGGGGTAGTCCTTTATCAAAACTAAAGTATTTGACTCCCCAGGGCTGAGTGTGCCAATCCTTAATATTAACCGTATAGTCAAGTAGTTTTTTATGATCCTCTTCAGATAAAACATTTTCTGTAATATGTATATTTTCTACAGAGTTTCCAAAATCATATTCTGTCATAATTTATCCATACCATTCTTTATTTTTATTAAATGTAGAGCCAGTAAACTGAAACCATATAGTAGAACTATATCTATCACCTTTAAAGATTGTGGACACTTCATGCACATAACCTTCGTTTCCAGGGAAAAAGATTAAACTATTAGGCTCTGGTTTAATATTTAAATTAAACTTTGGGAAACAAATTTCTCCACCAATATAGTCATCGTTAATGTAATATATTACTGCAATATGGTTTTCTTCACTTGACAGCGTGTCTACATGTGCATCCAGGAACATGCCTTGTCTAAATTTAACTAAATTAAGTCTATGTTTGTCTACTGGATTGATCTCTACACCATATAAATTTGTGGACTTTTCATAGGCAAGTGTAAAAACTTTATTTAATATTTTAACAACTTCTTCTGGTAAATCGTCATGGAAAACAGATTCAGAATCCCATGGTTGTCGTCTCCACCCCTTATTATTTTTTACATAATCAAGTATAATTTTATGTTCTTCTTCAGACAAAACATTTTGTATGTATTGTATATTTTCTTCAGAATTTCCTATTTTTGCAACATTATTTAAATAAATGTCATCTTTTTCAGAAGGATCGATAATCATATACTTATTTTACCATACTCTCTAGGATACTTATTTTTGCTTTAATACTTAAACCTTTGATTATATATCTGACGAAGTTCTGTTGTTCCTAAAAATGTAGAGCCAGCAAACTGAAACCTCATTGGAAAGGTATATCTGAATCCTTCTAAAACCTCAAGCACTCCGTGAACATAGTTTTCGTTACCAGGAAACATAATTAAACTATTTGATTTAGGTTTAATTTTTAAATTATAATCTGGAAATTCTAATTCTCCGCCTTTATAGTTATCATTAATATAATACATACAGACAATATGTTGGTGTTTTTGAGCGTCTGTGTCTATATGGGGGGTCATCTTACTGCCCCTGCTCCACTTAGTTAAAAGATATTCACCCATAAAATTATCATTTGCTTCTATATCTATATCATAATAATCTATGCAATTTATTCTAGCAGTTTGAAATATTTTTTTTAAAAGTTCAAGAATATTTTCTGGAATTGCTTCTTTATGGGTTCTTTCGGTGGTCCATGGCTCTTTAATCCAAATTTGATTAGAATTATTTACAAAATAAGATAATGTTCGATATTCTTCATCAGATAAAAAATTATCTACAATATATACATTTTTTGCAGAACTTCCTAACTTAGCAACATTTTTTAAATAAATTTCATCTTTTTCTAAATCAAGACGTTTTCTAAAAACTTCTTCATCCATTATCCCACTCCTCCCTCTCTAACTAAAAGAACAATGGCGCCATTGTCTTCAAGAGCCTTTTTTACCCTTATCATATATTCTACTGCACGTTTTTTATCATCAGCAAGCAAAGACATAAAGGATTTTTCTGAAGCACGGACGGTAATAAAACTATCATTATCTATTAGTTCTAGACTGAATCCTTCTGGGGCAAAATGATCTAAGGACCTAAAGGCTTTACGCATAGAGTCTGTATACATTACTATTTATCCATTGTTAAGGTTTGCCATATATTTGTCCAGTCTTCTGCTGTTTTATGAGAATTGAACTCTTTAGAAATGTTGCCTGATTCTAAGTAAATACCGCCCCAGACTCCCCACTCTTTACTAGAAATACCTACAGCAAAACAAGTTTTTACTACTGGGCAATCTTGACATAACTTATCTATGGCAGGTCTTAGAAGTTCTTCTTCTTCATATTTTTCAAAAAATATATTTGTGTCATAGTCAACACAAGAGGCATCATCTTTCCATTTTAGTTTGTGCATTTATAAAACTTTCTGGTATATCCCAACCTTCGTTTCCTGGTACAAACCTACGTGTCATATACCATCTGCCATCAATGCATGCACCATATTTTGAGGTCCTACCCTTTTCAGACCTATATCTACTAACAACAGACCATCCATCCCAAAATAATGTATTGCTTGAGTTTACTATACTTTCCATTTGCTCTAATGATTTGATATTCATATTTTTCCTTAGTATCTAAATATTCCAGTTTCGACATTTTGTAATTCTGCTTCTTTAACTAGTTTAGAAACAGAATCGTTAGGTGTTGACAAAAATGCTAAGTAGTCAAAATCTTGCATATTTTCTTCAATCCAAGACGGTGGCACCTTATACATTTTAATCTTCTTGCCCCTTGATCTCATACTGCGTTCAGAAACATTAACAAACTCCATAACCATTGAGTTTATCTTTGCTGGTCCTGCTGTATAAATATAAAAATAAGGATCTTCTTCTTTAGCACCTGAAAGTGCTACTCCCATAGCACGAAGAAAAACCTGGTAGTCATCAAACGACTTACTGCCCTGCACTCCCACTATCATCTAAAGTTCCTTCTCTTAGTTTATCTATTATGAACAGCATCTTGTCTAATTGTACCCTATTCATGCTATCTGTGTCAACTCTTCTTGTGCTATCTTTGTTTACTGTTCCATCAATAGACATATCTGCCACGTAAAAAGCATTATCTTTAATCCAATAAGCACTATTATCCATTATGATAACCCTTATGTTATTTTTTGCTTCATGAATAGTTGATTGAGTTTTTCTAGGTTTTTTAATTTTTATACCTTTCGGCAATAGTGGAAATATTAAAGAGTGAATATGGCTTTGACTATATCTTATAGGCTTTATTGCATTTTCTTGTAATATATTATATTTAACCTGAAACTTTGCCAAAAAATATATTAAAACAAAAGCCAATATAAACCCTGATATGTATTCCATTATGTACTTATTATACTACTTATTGAATCAGGTTACGCTTAATCTCCTTAAGCGAAAACTGCATATCTTCATCTAATTCATCAATCTTTTTCTGATCAAATGCACGACTAGTTAATGAAACCATTGGATTTTTTGAGGTAACATCCATATTGATAAAACCTAATTCCCAAAGTTTCATTGCAGAAGAAATAAAGTTATCTAATACTAACTTGTGTAGTTCGGGATTTATATTTTCTAAATCCTTACTAAAAGTATATAGCATTTCTCCAGTATCTGGATCAAGGGCTGCTGGCTCTACTACGCCAGACAATACTAGTTTGTCAAAATCAGTTGGCTCTTGCATTTTTTGACTTTTCTCGTTGCTGGGCTAAAGCAGCAAAATCCTTTACCTTGGTATCTCCAAGATAGCCCCAAGCATATCCGTCTTCAATCATATGATCATTAATAGACACGGTATCTCCATCAGTATACAGCCAGCCTAAAATTCGACCATATTTTTCAGAAGAGTCTGGCTTTTCTGTTTTAATAACTATAAGTTTAGCATCTTTAAGTTTATACTTCAAATACTCTTTTGATTCAAGTCCAAGATTTTTTTCAAACCTATCCTTGGTCCGTGATTCTGGAGTGTCAATACCAGCAAGGCGTACTCGTTGGGAGTAGGACACATTGAAGCCAAGGTCAATTTCCACATCAATAGTGTCTCCATCTACTACCCCAGTAATTTTTTTAACTCTATACTCGTACATTAATTCTCGCTTCCAACCTGTCGGTTTTCAATTAATCGTTCTCTTTCGTCGACAATTTGTAAGGCAAACTTCATCATATTGTCATACCCAACTGCATTATCCATTGCTTTATTGTAATGGTGTCCACAAAATAGCAAATCAGTTCCACTTTTACCAATTACCTTTACATATGCCTGAGCATAACAACGATCACAGCGATCTGTTGCATCAAGAAGCCACACCTTTTCTTCCTGTTTGTTCTTTAGCATACTAAACATATTATACCTTTCTATTATCGGTTTTATAAAAACCAGATCCGTTAAATGTTATCCCTACAGTAGAGTATACACGGACCAGAGCCTTATTGCAAGTTTCACAGGTATAACCTGGGTCACTTTCAGACATAGATCTAATTTTGGTATATCTTATTGCACAAGACATACAGTCATACTCGTATGCTGGCATTACTTACCTTTTTTCTTGGCCTTAACCTGCCACACTGGAAGATTTAAGTTATCTCCAGACCACTCATAGCCCAGTACCTTCACAACAAACTTAATAATTTTGATACGCATTATTTTATCCTATTCCCAAACTTAGCCCACACTCTTTCATGAAGGTAATAGAAAGTCATTTCTAGTGCCATATAAGAAAGAGCATATAGACCAACATATTCCCATTCAGCCTCACCATAAATTATATGGCTTGCTGCAAATATGATACCAGCAACAAATGTAAAATGTACAAATGGCCAACTAATGGTTTTTAGCAAACTTTTCTTTTTTGATTCCATGATTCCTCCTATTTATATTATAGCACTTTACCTGCATATTGTAAAGTTATAGGTGTTTTCCCATTTCACAATATCTTCTTCATCATTTAATAATGGTTGACCTTTTATATTTAAACTTGTATTTAATAATATAGGAACACCAGTTATAGCATACCAATTTGACAGCAAGTCATAAAGTCCTGGATGCTGCTGCCTATTTACTGTCTGAACTCTTGATGTTCCATCCTTATGAACTACAGATGGTATTTTATCTGGACGAAGACACTTTACTGCATATTGCATATATGGAGAAGCAAACTTCATATCAAACCATTTGTCAGCGTGTTCTGCCATAACTACTGGGGCAAAAGGTCTAAACAACTCTCTTTTTTTAATAAGATTAACCTTATCTTTTATGAGCGGATCTCTAGGATCAGCAAAAATTGACCTATTTCCTAAAGCCCTAGGACCATACTCTGCTCTTCCTGTCGCTACTGCTGCTACCTTATCTCTAATTAAACTAGTAATGATTTGAGTTACTGGATATTCCCCACCTAAATCATATCCAAGATAGGGGCTTTGCCAGTTTAAATGCTTTCCGTATGAGGCTGCTGCTGCACCAAGAGATGATCCTGCGTCACCTGGATTTGGCATAATCCAAACATTATCAAACATTCTCCACAGCATTGTATTTGCTGCACAATTTAAGGCACACCCTCCCATAAAAACAAGATTGCGTTGACCTGTAAGTTTTTGTGCCATGGACATAAAGTTTACTAATCTATTTTCATATACCTTTTGTACTGCTGCAGCAATATCAAACTTATCTTGTTCTGAAATTGGCATATTCCAGTCAAAAATTCCTTTATGAAAATTATATTTTTGCTTGTTTAAATCTGGAAAATATTCATTTACCTTAATAAAATATTTTGACCAATCCCCGTATGCTGCCATACCCATAAAAATATATTCTTCTTCGTTTGGTTTTAATCCAACTAATTGTGTAAAGGCAGAGTAAAACAAACCAAAACTAAATGGATAGTTCTTTTTATAAACTTGAGATATATGAGAACCAGATCCACTCCATATTGTTGATGTATTGTATTCTCCAATAGCGTCTAAAACTACTATTACGGCATTGTCAAAGTTGCTTGTATAATATCCTGCTGCTGCATGAGAATAATGATGGCTAAATGATTCCCTTGGGACCCACTGAAGATCTTTTCTATTTAAATAATATGGTTTGCCACCACCAAATCCACCACGAGTTAATATTCTGGATTTTTTTAGCCATCTATTTTCATAGTAAGCAATCCTATCTGGCTTACCGTACTGGAGAGCATAATCTATCAATTCGTCATTTGTATACCAGTCATTCTTTTCTTTACTAAATCTTTCAGAATGTCCAGCAAATAATATGTTGCCGTCTTCTATTAAAGATATAGAAGCATCATGTGTTGTTTCATTTACACCAAGAATTATCATTTAATAAATATACCTTCTATTATTGTCTGCCTTTTTTATTTTACGAATTAAAAAATAAAGTTTAATTTTTTTAATTATTTTTTTCATATTTATTCCTCTCCATTTGAAAAAATAGGGTTTCTCATATTATGATACCAGTGCGGTAAAGAATATCTCGAACCCTTGGTTATTGCGTGTACTTGATGCACATATAAAAAATTGGACGGGAAGAATATGATGCTACCCGCTGGAGGCTTTATTTTTATTTTAGAATTAGGAAACTCTATTTCTCCGCCTTCATAATCATCGTTCAGATAACTTACAGTGGAAAGAATTCTGCTGCTAATGCCATGATCCTGATGTGCAGGCAAAAATCCTCCGACTTCGTATTTTAATAAATGAATACTAAATTCTCTATTTTTTATATTTTTTCCACAAAAGGGATAAAGTGTGTTTGCGTAGTGGTTAGTAGCAAAATCTAAAGACTCATATAATTTTTTAGATATATTTAATTGCTCATTAAAATAATAATCACTAGGACTTATGGCATGTTGTGGGGGCAAAAATTTTTGCCAACAAAAAGTTTCCATAGTTTTAGCACTTTCATTTTGCCAGGGGACCCATGATTTTATATCAGTGAAAGATGTTCCATGTTCTTTATTCTCGTATCTTTTATCTAAAGAGTTAAGGTCTTCTATAATTTGTCCAGGTTCTTTAATTACATTTTTATATAATACTAAACCAAGATCTAAA